GCGATGAAAGCACTTTGGGGAAAAGGTGCTGGCATACGTCCTTATCTTCGGCAACAGGGTTCACACGTACTGGAGTATAGCTTCGGCTGGGCTCCACTCGTAAGCGATCTTGCTGCTGCTGTTTCCATCTTCGGTAATGGAATCCCTCCACCTACAGTGAAAGGCGGGTGGGGCTACACCCAGGAGTATTCGACGGTGCAAACCTCGAATACCGAAAGGAAGCTCCACTTGTCAAAGGTTCAGGTAGGCTGGATGATTAAAGCAACCGTTCGGGTCACAAACCCCAACACTTTGCTCCTCAACCAACTGGGTTTAGCGAACCCTGCTGCAGTCGCCTGGGAGATGACTCCCTGGTCGTTCGTTGTGGATTATTTTGTGAACGTTTCCTCGTTTATCAGTTCCTTTACTGATCGACTTGGGATGTCTTGGGAGAACGCAAGTTCAACCGAGTTTGTCCAAGTAAATTACACACATACAGCAAGACCGACGGTGCCAATGTCACCTAGGTACCACCCGCCCAATTACGGGATTGTGGTAACGCGGGTAGCTCGTTCTATCGGAATAGCTATGCCAACCCTGAGAGGGAAACCTCCCTGGGAATTCTCCCTTAGCCGTGCGGCAACCTCTGTTGCACTTCTTCTTCAACAACTTAAAGGATAATAATATGCCACAAATGGCTCTTTTGACCGTCAAAAAAGCTGACGGAACCACCGACATCGTCTACACACCCATGACGCCTTCGGCAGGGGATAAAACCCCTGCTATCTGGCGTGCGAACACTGTGGGGAGCTCGGTGGCTTTGCGGCCGGAATTCCGTGCGATCGGTATGCCGTCACCTGACGGCGCTCGTCGTACGTTGAAGACTAACTTGGTCTTCCCGGTCGTGGTCACTGACAATTCGTCAGGTCTCAAGAAGGTTGCCGGCTACATCACGCAAGTGACGGAGACGAAGATTTTCTTGGCGGCTGATGATGCAACGGTGGCCGAAGCCATCGCCCAGGGGGCGAACTTGACCAACACTGCGCTCATGCGTGAGTGTGCCAAGGTGGGTTTCGCACCCAACTAACCCCTTGTTCGTTTTCTAACGGGAGTCATCCCGCTGAACTGGAGATACTAATATGAGACCTCTCATTGATGTTGTGAAGACATACCTTGTCCACGCTGCAACGCCTTTCTGTCGCGAGCAACTTGAATTAGTTGAACGTGGCGACTGGGATGCTCTGGTAACCCGCAAGGTTAGTCCAGAAAGTTACACGCATGCGTACCCCTACCTCCTCGACGCCCAGGCAGCTGCCTTCTTCACGAAGAATGCTGACTGGCCTACTAAGCACGACCGCCGTAAAGCGGCGTTAGATGCTTGGTATGAGGCTGAGGGGCGCTGTGCTCTCACCAACAAACGACTCAACGACATCATGTTTGATCTGAACGATCAGGATGACTGTGTCACGCGCGAGTTTCTCGAGCGGGTAAGACGTAGAGTCGGGTGGTGGTTGGGCCCTGTTCCGAATGAGCTTCACGCTCGCTTTGGACCAGGGGTGACCTTATGTTGCAGAGGCCAACGTAGCACGGTGGCTGATAAAATGACAAACTCCCCAACGACGACCGTTAGGGCGCGCGAACTCGTGTTGCCTTGGTTTGAAAATAGCCTTTGGGCTCGAAATCTCCTTGAAAGAGGGGTGCTCAAGTTCGAAGACGGTGTCTTAAGCGGTTTTGATGACGTTACGTCATCTAGGTGGGATTGCGTCCCGAAAGACGCAAAGACCGACCGTAGTATCGAGATCGGTCCAAATCTCAACGTCGCGTATCAACTCTACATCGGTAAAACGATGAAGCTGAGATTCGCGCGTCGGGGTTGGGACTTGCTGCATGCAGCCGATTCTCACAGGCGGGTTGCCCGTGAAGCCAGTATCTCTGGCTCGATGTCTACAATCGACTTGAAACAGGCCAGTGACTCCCTAAGTAGGGGCC